CGAGCCCCAGGCCTTCGCCATCAACCGCTATTTCGAACGCGGTGTGTATGACGCAATGCTCAATCCCGACGACACCATCACAGCGTGGAGCGACCTCGCCGACATCCTGAGCGGCAACACCTTTGCCGGATCGAACCCGACATTCGACGCAGCCATGGTCGCACGCAAGGTTGGCACGCACTGGCACTACCGCCTGGCCGACCTCGCCGCCTATGCTGCCCCGGCTCTCGGGCGCGACCCGTCCGAGCTGCCGGGACTGGCCGACGTGCTCGCCGCCCTCAAGATCGAGAACCGTTGCCCACATTCGGCACTCGGCGATGCCGAGGCAACAGCCAAGGCATTCACGAAGCTGCGCGACATCTACGCAGAACAGCGGGAGTCCGCGCGATGACCGCCCCGTCCATCTCCCGTCGCTACATCGACGCCACCCCCGTGCGCGAGCACCTGCAGAAGCTACAGGCGATCGGCTGGACCATCAACGCCATCGCGGCCGCCAACGGCCACCCGGGAAAGCTCGTCACTACTCTGCGCCAGATCCTTCGCGGCCAACAAACCTGCGCCCCATCCACCCGCGACTACGTGATGTGGATGGACCCCGAACTCCCTCCCGAGACCGGAAAACCGTTCGTACTCAAATGGTCCGAATACGTGTACATCGGCGTACCCGACCATGCGGCTGCACGCGAAATGGGCATCACCTACAACTCCATGTCGGAACAGCTACGGCGCAACGGTTTCCAGCCATCTGCACTGCTGTATGAGCTGGCCCGCGAGGAACGCGAGAAAGCCAAGGCACCTGCATGATGCTCACCGAAGATCAACGCTGGCTATTGCGGATGGTCGGCGGGTGGGAAATGCGCGACTGCCTCATCGGTCCCGCAGGTGTCACCCGTTTGATGCAATCCTGCTACGGCGGCACCCGCCTGCCTACCGACGGATATCCGTTTCACCTCAAGGGATTTGAGTGCGGACACGGCAAGATCGTGTCGAGGGGCATCCCCGTCGTCACCGTGACCACCGCGCAGCTGAACAAGTTCGCGCGCTCCCTGCCAGTCGAGCTTGTCGCCGAGATGCGCGGGTGCGCCACCGCCGCGCAGCGCAATAACTTACTTCGCCACCAGTTCTGCCACTGCGGGAGCGAACCGTGCGGGTACGCGTACATGGGCGACCGCATTTGCCCGCCGACCGAGCAGCAGGAAGCCGACGCCAAGGCCGAGTTCTGGCGCTGCCAGGACTGGACCGACGACTTGCTCGACCGCGCACTCGGGTTCACAACGGAAGACCAGCCGGTCGGACAGCTGGAGCTGTTCGGAGTCGGCGCATGAAGCACGCGTTTTGCGATAGGTGCGGGCGCTACTGCATCGTGCGCAACCACCGCGATTGCATGTGCCATGACTGCGAGCTGGGCATGAATTCCATAGCGGCGATGCTCAACCCGCGCTGGGCACGACCGATGACTAGCAGCGAGATCCAGCTCGCCTATACCTGGCTGATGATCGAGCTCGGCTCGAAAGTGAGTGCGTGATGGCCCGCACCCCCGAGAGCACCAAGGCATACCAGTCCGGCCTATGCGTGGACTGCAAGACCGAGCCGCACAGCGCCGGTCGGCCGCGATGCGAGAAGTGCCATACGAAATTCAGAAGGGGTGAGTGATGGCCGATCCCACAATCCGCGTGCTGTCCCTCGGCGCTGGTGTCCAGTCGACGGTGCTGGCGCTCATGGCCTGCGACGGCACGCTGCCTGGTCTGGACGCAGCGGTGTTCGCCGATACCGGCTGGGAGCCACCCGCGGTCTATGAGCAGGTGGACCGGCTCGCCGCCGAGCTTGCCCGCGTAGACATTCCGTTGTACCGGGTCTCATCCGGCAACCTGCGCGCGGACACTCTGGACCCGGAAGCGCGATTCGTTTCGGTGCCATGGTTCACCTTGGCGCCCAAGGCTACCGAGGTGCCTGTTTATGGCGTATGCGCACCCTGCGGCGGCTCCGGCCGTGGACCATCTGACGAGCCTGATTCATGTTCGGTGTGCGGTGGCGACGGCCGTGGGTCGATCGTGGGCACCAGGCTAGCCACTGCCACTGAACGGCACGGCATGGGGCGCCGCCAGTGCACCAGCGAGTACAAGCTCAAGCCGATCAAGGTCAAGGTGCGCGAGCTGCTGGGCTACCCGCATCCGACACCGGTGCCGCGTGATGTGTTCGCCGAGCAGTGGATCGGCTTCTCTACCGACGAGATCCACCGCGTGCGCAACCGTTTGGACGTGAACTACTCCCGGCCGCGTTACCCGCTGCTCGATCTAGGCATGTCCCGCAAGGACTGCCAACGCTGGCTGGAGCGCGCGGGGTGGGGCCACACCGCCAAGAGTGCATGCATCGGGTGCCCGTTCCACGGCAATGCCCAGTGGCGGTACATGTACGAGCGGCGCGATATCTGCGCGACGTGTGGCCATTCCCGCGATGACCATTGGCGCGGTTTCGACGAACCGAAGGCGTGCGCGCATCTGTACAACCGGGACCAGCCCGAAGAGATCGCCGATCTGTGCATGTGTAAGCGGTTCCACTCCCTCTGGGACGACGCGGTCGATTTCGACCGCCGCATCCGCAAGGGCGGCGCCTCGGCCAATCCACTCGACGGCGAGGCGTTCCTACACCGCTCACGAGTTCCGTTGGACCTGGCACCAATCGACCGCGTGACACGTGCCGAGTACGCCGACATGCAGCTCGACCTATTCGAGGACGGCGACCCGGACGGCTGCTCACCGTACGGCTGCCGCAGCGGGGAGGTGGCGTGATGCCCATCCGCCCCGAGAACCGCGACCGCTACCCCAAGGACTGGCCCGAGATCTCGCGCCGCATCCGGTTCGAGCGCGCGCAAGGCCGCTGTGAGTGCGAGGGCGAGTGCCTACGGGGTACACACCTCGACCGCTGCACGAACGTCAACGGACAGCCCGCATACGGCACCGGCAGCCGCGTCGTGCTGACCGTGGCGCACCTGAACCACACACCCGAGGACTGCCGCGATGAGAACCTGCGCGCCATGTGCCAGGGCTGCCACCTGCACTACGACCTAGAGCACCACGCGCAGACGCGCCAGCGGGCCCGCACGGCGGCTCTTGAGGCACAGATGGACCCGATGTTCGGCCCCGAGATTTTGGGGTGTGAGGGGGGTGCAGAACGTGCCGCAGTCTGAATACGTGCACGCGAATCAGAGAAAGGAACACCGTGGCTAACTCGGCCGGAATGCTCAAGGAATCAATCTGGCGCGACGGCCATTTCCGAGCGCTCACACGCACCGCGCAATGCACCTATGCGCAGCTGCTCAGTCAAAAGGATCTCGACCGCGCCGGGATGCAACCGCTTCAAATCACCAAGTGGGCCAAGGGGTGCAACGAGATGTCCGTCGAAGACCTACAGGCCGACCTCGACGAGCTGGAGCGTGAACGGTTCGTGTTCTACGACGAGGACACTGACGAACTGTTCGTGCGCGCCTACATGCGCACCACCGAGGTCACCCGGTATCCGCAGTACCTCAAGAGCGCCTTGAAATGCGCCGTCATGGTGGCCTCGCCCAAGCTGCGCCATGAGCTGGCGGTCGAGCTACGTCGCCTGCGCAAGCCCGAGGCGACCAAGGTCGCCGATGAGATTGACCCGTCTGACCCTGACCCCGATGACACCGTGACGGAACCGTGCGAGAACCCTGACGGCACCGTGCCCGAAGGGTGCGAGAACCCTGCCGGAACCGTGAACCCTGACGGCACCCTGCCCGAACCCTCTAGGGAAAGGGTAAGGGTAGGGGTAAGGGAACTTACGTTGGTAAGTACTCAAGTTGGGGAGCGCTGCGCGCCGCCCCCCGAGTTCTGCCCCAAGCATCCTGGCGGCACCGAGGACCCGTGCCGCGCCTGCCAGCGCTACCGGGAGCAGTACTCCCAGTGGGCCGCAGACGACGCGGCTCTCGCCGCCGCCGAGCAGCGCGCACAACACCGGGGCGAGCGAGATGCCAAGCGCCAGGCAATCGCCGCGTGCCGCCTGTGCGACCAGGACGGCTACAACGGCCTCTCCGTCTGCGATCACGTCGACCGCTCGGCCACCGCCAAAGCCGGACTCGCCAGAGCCCGCGCAGCGCTCGAAAATCCCCCCGCCGCGACCGGATAGTCCCGAACGGCCCGAAAACCCGCCAGCGGCGACCACAGCCCCAGGAATCGATATGCGAACGGAGACACGATGACCCAGAAAACGGGCCCCGAGCGGTTTACCTGCCCCGGGCTGGAAGAGGGCGGGCGCGTGGCCATCCAGCTCACCGACGGCACGCTGATCGAGGGATACCTCTACGACAGCCAGCTGCACGACGAACCGCGCAAGCCGTCGCCGTCGGCCTACACCCTCGATTCGGTGTTCGCCTTTCACAATCCCCTCGACCTGAAACTCGGTACCCCGCTCAAGCCGAACCGTCCACCCGCGACCTGGCGGATCTGCAAGGGCGATGGCGAGTGGCGAATCGAGAAGCGGCTCACCGATGGCTACGAGGCCTGGTGCCGATTCGACTCCAGCACCGAAGCGTTCGCCGCGTTCGCTGCCGGGGGTGCTCCGATGAGGCGCTCATTGGCCGGCCGATGGTGAAGGCCTCGCGCGGGGTCTCTTGGCGCACACGCCAGCTGTGCTCGGAGTCCGACGAGCATCACGAGCGTGTGTGGTTCTGCATGACGTGCAAGGCGCTGGAACAGCGACTCGCCCCGGTATCCGAAACGCTCGCCGAACTGCTCCAAGGCGCCGACCTGTCCGTGACGATCACCAGGTGGCCTCGATGAGCCCAATGCGGCACGGCGACGCTGAGCGGATAGCCGAGCTCTGCGCCGAGGCTGGCAAGCCGCTACAGCCCTGGCAGCACGGCCTACTCCAGCAGATCGAACAGCGTGATATCGATGTCCAATTCGCCAAGATGGTAAGGGGATTCAACTGTTGACCAAGTGCAAGCGGTGCGAACGCGCAACCGATCTGTTCGTGTGCAAGGCGTGCATATCGGAGCTGCGCAAGCGCCTGGCTGATCTGCCGTGGTGGATCGATCGACTCACCGAGACCGCTGTCGGGCAGGCGAACCTGGGCGACGGTGCACGCAAGGGCGAGCGCCGCGACGTGCTGCACGGCGACGACACGCTCGTGAGCCACGTCGAACCGTTCCCGCGCGACAAGGACACCACCCCAACCCCGAGGGACCACAGGGACCGACACCAGGCGGCGTTGTGGCATGCCCTGGCACTCGGCCGGGTCAACGGACGAGCCAGTGACGAGCTCGACCGTATCCGCAACGCACTGGCGACGACCATCCGCGACATGTGCGAGACGCGCGGGCTGGAGGTGCCCGAGTTCCGCACGAGTCCAAGGCCTCTGCCGGTGGTCGTCGAATCGGGTGCACGGCGGCCGGCAGATCGGTTCAGCCTCGATTCGGCGCCGCCGGCGCGGGCGGGCTCGTGTCGACGGTGCTTCGTCACGCTGCCCACCTCGGCAGCTGGGCCACTGTGCGACGACTGCGACGGCGCCCCAGAGATGTGCACCGCCGACGACTCCCCCGCGGATGACCTACGCGTGACCTACGCGGGCAGGCGCGGCGACGACACGCACTCAGTCGCGACGACAGCACGCATGGCCAAGTGGCTGCATCGGTACGCCGACGGCATCGCCTTGCAAGAGAACGGCGCCGAGATCTGCGACGAGATCGAGCAGGTGTTCCGATCCATAACGCGCGTCGTGAACCGCCCACCCGAGCCGATGATCATCGGGCCATGCATCACCGATCCGGCGCCCGACGAAGTGCTCGCCGAGCGGGGCCGCAAGGGCGACAACACGACCCGGTGCGGGTACGCGCTCATGGCGCCCAGTCATAGCGGCTCGATCGTGTGCCCCCAGTGCGACACCGCGCATCCGGTAGCCGACGTGCTGGCGCACAACCTCGGCGAGCTGGACGACCGCAATGCGACTGTGCGCGAGCTGGTCGACGTGATACTCCCCCGGCTCGATGAGCACGTACCGCAGTCGACTATCGAGCGGTGGATACGACGGGGCTGGGTGCCGGTGCGCGGCCGGGACGCCGAGGGGCACCAGATGGTTCGCATTGGCGATGTGCGCGCAGTGCGAGCAGAGCGTCCCAGGAACGCGCAGGAGCGCTGTGCAAGTCCGCGCAACCCCTAGCCCGCCCGATTAGGCAACTTCGCAGCTATTTCCTTGAGAAGGTTGATTAAGTCGGGTGGAATCGGAGATACGTGTTCGGTCTTTCCCTCGTCTCCAAAGACAGGTCTAGAAAAGACGCCGTGACTGAGTTCCAAAATAAGCCGTTCACGAGCGCCACTGTCGGTAATCTGCTTCGCGAACGCAGGCATGGAGTTGATAAGCACCGAAGATGATTCGGCCCAACGCCCCAGTATCTGATGATACTTAGCTACTCGCGCAGTATATGAAGCTAGGCCGACGATCGGGAGTACCAAAACGAGATGAAGTAGCGTTTGGGTTATCGGGGAGTTTCCACTGATACACAAGATAATAGCCCCGGCAATTACTACGGCAGCTATCGATGTGATCGTTGCTTTAGTCCAGCTTTTGCTGGACTGTCTCTCTCTATCTGCGACTTGAGAGAAGTAGCCTCCGATCGCTGTGGCGCCCGTTTGACCCGCCGCAGCTAGGGCGGCATCGCGCGCGTTCAAAGTCTCTTGCGCAGCCCGCTCAGCAACCGTAGCAGTGTTGATCGCCGTCAGATTCCTGGCGAAGTCCTTACTTAGCTTGCCAAGTCTCTCTTGCCATCGACCTAACGCAGTACTCTCAGAATTGCTTCCGGCGAGTTCGACTCCCGAGTCTCTAAGCCCCCACGTGAGCCCGTCCAAGACTGAGTCAATCCATTTAGCCAAAAAGTCAGTGACGCTTTCCGCCGTAGGCGGGGGGTGTTGTTCAAATGATCGCGCCACAGAATGGCTGAGGTAATGGGCCAACTCATCGAGCAATGGCTGCTGAACGAACTGCACTAAGAATCGTGCGCGAACCCTTTTCCCGTCAAAGATATCTTCTGGCTTATAGAAGAGCAGATTGAAGAGGCCGTGCACCACGCTCTGGGTAGCCTCTAGTTCGCGAGGGCTAAACCTATCCCGCAGGGGGCTTAGAGGTCCGCTTCCTCCGTCAGCCTGGATCGCCTCTGTGAAAAAGCGATCAGCAGCCTGCATAGTGGTGTAGGCCTGCTGCCGACTGTCACCTACCGGGCCCGCCTGGTCGGCCCATGGATGCGTCGCCTCTAGACCTCTGTCTGGTTCGTGTTCCACATTCGGACAATATGCGGCTCATGCACCAATCTGAGCGCGGACCGTGACAATCTGCAGGCAATTTTCGCATGTTTGGCCCGTGTCAGCCCTCAGGGCGTAGAACTGGCGAATGGCACGCCCTCCACGCGACAGGTTCCCCAACGCATACGTCGGTGACCTCGTGCCCAATGGCAAGGGGTGGACCCGTCTCCGGCCACTTGTGCAAGCCAGTCGGTCATCAGCGACAAACGACAGGCTACTTCTGCGTCTCCGTGCAGACCGTGAACTTGCGCACCGCATGCGGGAAGCCGCCCGCAGGACCGCACCCAGCGTTCGTGGTGGTGTTCAAGATGACCTTGAGCGGTTTCTCTCGGTTCGGCTTCGACGTGTCATCGCACGTGGCGCGGACAGCAGTTACCTTGCCGATACTCAGACAATCATTGGCGTTCCACGCGTAATCCAGGCAGGCCGTGAATTGCCCCTCATCGGGGTTCATGTAGAACTTCTGGGCTACATCGGCCGGACACTCTTTGGGTGTGGCCACCCGCTGAATCACTTTGTAGCCGTTATCAGGTGAGCCGCAATCAACTACTTTCAAAGTCGCGTTGGTGCTCGGTCCTGCGAAACTGACACACGCACCAACCGGCGCGATAGAAGCTCCGGGGATGCCCGGAGCTTGGGGCGGAAACTGGCCAGGAATCGTCTCAAAGTCGGCCTGCTCGCCCCCGCCAGACGGGGCTGATGTCTTGTCTGCGGCCGCCGGATGATCAGAGGCACACGCAGGAAGCGCCAACGCAGGTAGGCAAAGAACCGCGACGGAAAGCGCGCGAGCCAAGTGAACTGGTTTCTTCCAACCCGTCATCGGTCCCTGTTCGCTTTCCGCTTGAGGGTGTCCCTCACGATGACGATACCGAGCAACAGAATCACGCCACCGTAAACAAGCATTGAGGTTCTGTGCTCAGCGATCCCGAAATAGAACTGGACGGCGCTCAGCGCAAGCACAAGGACTGCTATCGCGAACCGAAACGCGATTGAACCGCGCAGCGTCAACCTCAGTTTCTCTATCACGTTGCTCATTTTGTTGGTACCACCGCTCCCTTGCTTGCCCAATCGATTGCGTAGTCCGCAACGCCAGTGACGGCGCCACCCACGCACGCGATCCCTGCCGCCACCCAGTCAACTGGACCCGTGTACCAGGCTGCAAGGAGCGTGATTCCTCCGGCGGTGACACAGCCCTTGCCGGCCTTGCCCCACATCTCGCCCTGGCTGAAGGCGTTTTTCTTCTGCTCTTCCTCAAGGACCTTCTTCGCGCCCTCTTCGCCGCCCTTCTTGGCCGCGTCCTCAAGTGCCTTCTGGTACTGCTCCGGCGTCATTTGGATGACGGTCGATCCGTCGGGTTTTTGAACCGTAGTCGGGCAGCCGCCCGGGCAGTCTCCACCCGGTGTCGGGATCGGATCAAGGCCTGGCTCAAGCCACCAGATCGGACTGCGACCACCGCCGCCATGGAAAGCGGGAACCACATTGCCCAGCTCCGCCATGCCTGCCTGGCACTGCTGCTGCTTCTGATTCAGCTGCTGAGTCGTGTCATCCTGCTTGTTCTGCGGCTGCTGCTGATTCGGCTGCTGCTGTTGGGGTTGTTGTTGCCCCTGCTGCGGCGCATTCTGTTGCGGTGCTTGGTAATCCGGATTTGGCTTACCAGGTCCCTGGGTGTACTGGGTCGCAGTCTGATAGTCGGGTATCTGAGTCCCGTGGGCGGGCTGCTGCGCCTGCTGGGGCTGCTGTCCGGCCTGCTGACCTGGAACCTGCTGCGCGCCAGGCGATCCCGTGTTGTAGATGCTGATGCCCGAGTTCTGATCCATCGGCGGTTGATTGTTGCCGCCCTGGTATTCAGGCATTGAGCTGGGCATTTGCGGAGGCTGGAACTGAGAGCCCCCGCCGTCGGTCATACCCCCAGTCGGCCCCGGAGGTCCCGTAGGTTCTGCGGCCACGGTCGCGACCGTCGAGAATCCGCTACCGGGAAGGGTGTGATCATTGACGATCTTCGCTCCGCCGATCACCAGGGCGATAATCGCCACCGTCGCCGACGCTCGCCGCAAACTCGCTGGCATCGTCCAACGATCCTTCATGACCATGAATACAACCGCCCCTTTCAGCCGACGCTGAGCGCGCCCCTGGCCAGATCATCGCATACATATGGTTGCCATGTCGATAAAACCCCAGCTATTGAGTTAGCCGTAGCGGCTCGGGCTATGCATCTCCGCTGGTAGACACGGCATGAACACCGTCGCGCGGTACCGCGATCTCGGGGCAACATCGGCCATGGGACACCACATCTCGGTCGGTGGGTCGGACCGTGTTCGCCAGATCTCCATATCCTGACCGCGATCTAGCCGTCATGTCGGACTCTCGGCGTAGAACTCGCCCATGGACGCATTCACGGCCATCTGCGAGGTCATCAACGCAATCCCGGACTTCTTCCGGGAGAAGCGGCTCGTGCGCAATGAGGTTAGGCAGGGTTGGAGCGACGAAACGGTGGTCTTGTCGCAGGCAGAGATCGCCGTGAAGGTGGCGCGGGCACTGTTGCACCGTCTCGGCGACAGGGGCTATCAGGTGGTCTGGCTGCCACCGGTCAACGAGGATGAATTCGGCACTCGCACGGTGCAAGTACCGCTGTCCTTCCAGCCATGGGCCGACGGCGAAGTACGGCTCAACGAGCACGGTACGGGCGTAGTGATCGCACACGTACCGTCGCGGCTGCCCATACGGGATGCACCCCAACTGGCAGCGGCGCTGCTGGCAGCGCATCGCGCGACACGCACCAAACCGGAGTAACCGCTACTGACCTGCACATATGGCAAAATGAGTCCCAACATGTCGGTGGGACAACTATGTCTACTGCATGAAAACCCCGGCCTAGCTGGGGTTTTTGTCGTTTCTGGGGCGATGTCCATTCCCGCCCAATCCCTTCCTCTGCCCCCGGCGTCAGTGCCCGCCCTCGCACCTCGTCGAACAGTGAGTTGGTGCTGTTTGAATCGGTGCGAGCGGGTATACGTCGATACGGCGGGAAGAAAAAGGGTCGGGTTGCGTCCAGACTTCCGTTAGGCGATACACGCAAGCGACCCGCGCGTTGAGAAAACAGCGCGGTTGCGTGTATCCGCCGTACGTAGCCCTGAACTACGCTGCGCGCGTCACCCGCCGCCGCCGTCGCACCCTCCACCGCCGTCACTCTCGGCAGCCTCCAAAGGAGGGCACACGTGCTATGAACCAATCCCTGGTCGACCTGCTCACCCGCACGTTCGCTTCGGGGGCCCTTCAACATCCCGGCGACGCGAACAGTCCCGCACGCGTGATTCCGATTCCCGGCTTCCGTGCCACGGGCATGCCGGATGACCAGGCACAAGAGATGATCGGCCAGGCCGCGAAACTGTGGGCCGAGGCCATCGAGTCGGTCATCGATGGCGAATTCGACGTACTCACGAAAGCCGATGCGGCACAGCTGCGCCAGGACGCCGCAGAAGCGCCGGACGGCACCCGAATCGTCACGCTGTACGACCGCACCGACCACCAGCGCGCCACACCTTTGTTGGTGCTGACGGTCGGCAAGACCGATGACGTGACGATCGATGCCCGCCAACTGCGAAAGTTCCTAGCCCAATGAGCAATATCAAGATCACTGTCGACGGCAAGGTCCTCATGGACACCGATCCGGGTAAGTGGCGTTCCACGCCGCCGGATATCCCCGACCTTAAGCGCCAATCTGGCGGGCAGGGTTGGGGCCTGGCTGTGATGGTCACTCTCGCGCAGGCGGGCACGCTGGCCGAGCTGGGCCAGCCTATTGGGGATACCACGATGACCATCACTACCCGCGCCGACGGCTGGACGCTGGATGTGGAGCAGGACGGCAGCGAGCCATCCGTCGCACCCGTCAAGGTCGCGCCAGCACCTACGGCACCACCAGCGCACGCCGAGGCCGATGCAAGCGCTGGCCGCCAGGGGTTTTCGTCGGATGCGCTGATCATGGATGAGCCCTATGTCGCCGAGGCCCGGCCGTAAGGCCAGCACCACCGATCGCGGTCTGGGCTGGAAACACCAACAGCAAGCCGAAGGGCTGCTACGCCGTCACGTCGACGGCACACTGTGCTGGTGGTGTGGCCTGCCGATGTTCAAAGCGCCCTTGCTGGAGCGCAACTGGGACCGCAAGCAGCTGGCTGCAGACCATAGTCAGGCTCGGGCACTCGGCGGACAACGCGCCGATCGCCTACTGCACGGCATCTGTAACAGCCAGCGTCAGGACGGCAGACATGACGCGCACCGGCCCGTGGTGCTCGACGTTCATCCATCCGAATGGTCCAGTGCCCTTGCGTCACTGGGCATCACCACCGCGCCCGTCATCACTGCCGACAACCTGGCGATGGACTGGTGACCCTGTACCTGGTGACCGGCCCGCCTGCGGCCGGCAAGTCCACATGGGTACGACAGCACGCCAAGCATGGCGACATCACGATCGACTACGACGCCATCGCTTCGGTGCTCACGCCCGCGGGCGGAGATCCACACGACCCGCCGCAGCACATCCGCTCGGTCACCAAGGCTGCACGGCTGGCCGCGATCGATACGGCGCTGACGTTCGCGGGCCAGTGCGATGTGTACCTGATCCACTCCATGCCCGGAGAGGGCTTACTCGCGCGTTACCGATCCGCTGGCGCGCAGGTCATCACGATCGATCCTGGTCAGAGCGTGGTTATGGCTC